GCTGCACTACAGATGGTGGACAACCAGGTCAAGGAGCTGCGATCCAGTACCAGTGAGCTTCAGCGCACGCTGGAGCAGGGTTTGGAGTCTGGGCTTTCCTCTGCTATCAAAGGCTTGGCTGACGGCACCATGAACCTGCGTGATGCCATCAGCCAACTGGGCCAGAGCGTGGCCAATGCGCTTGCCGACATGGCTGCCAAAGGTTTGGCTGAGAACATTACTGGCAGTCTATTTGGTGGTGGTATCGGCGCCCTGTTCGCCGCCAGTGGTGGCCAGGTGCGCGGCCCCGGTACCGGCACCAGCGACAGCATCCCCGCCATGCTCAGCGATAAGGAATACGTGACCCGCGCGGCCGTCACCACCCAGCCCGGCGCGCTCGACTTCCTGCAAGACTTCAACAAGCGCGGCATGGCCGCCCTGGACGATTGGAACCCGGCCCGCCACAACACCGGTGGCCTGGCCGGTGTGCCTGCGCCGGAGATGGGTGCGCCGAGCCTGGGCAAAGCCAGCCTGGACGAGCCGTCAAAGGCGTTCAGCGCCCAGGTAGCCAACAACATCAACCTGAACTACATCGACGACCCGGACCGCATTGCCAGCTATATGCGCGGCCGCGCCGGCGAAGAGGCGATCACCGTAATGATCAGCCGCAACCCCCAAAAATTCCGCCAACTGCTGAAGGTGTAACGATGCCGTACGAGATTGGTTTTGTAGAGAACGTGGGCACGCTGGCCCACTACATGATGCTGGACAAGATCCGCAGCTTTGCCCTGGCCAGCGGCTTCTGGCAGGTGCTGCGCTATGACGACACGATCGACAACCGCGAGCTGATTTTGAAGGGCGAGGGCTATAGCGGCACCGAGGAGATCTTCGTGGGCTTCCGGTGCTACCAGAACGCCAGCGCCGATGTGTACAACATGACGGTGGCGGGCTTCACCGGCTACGTGGCCGGCAACAGCTTTGCAAGCCAGCCCGGCGCGATCCTCTTGGGCCTACCGGCGCACAACAACCGGATCGACTACTGGTTGACGGTGAACCCGCAGCGCATTGCCCTGGCGATGAAGGTGGGCACGCCGGTGTATGAGAGCGCCTACGCGGGTAAATTCCTGCCTTATGCCACGCCGAGCCAGTACCCCTATCCGGTGTTTGTGGGCGGCATGCTCACCAATGAGAGTGAAACCCGTTTTAGTGATTCGAGCCACTCGATGTACGCAAAAGGCAATCGGGACAACTGCCGGATGCGCTTTAACGATGGCACCTGGCGAGTGCCCGACACGTGGCCGTGGGTGGATAACCAGTTGACCAGCAGCGAGAACGTTCGGGATACCGATGGAAACTACCCTTTGCTCCCGGTGATGCTGAACGATAGTCAGGGCATTTACGGCGAGTTGGATGGCATTTTTCATATCAGCGGCTTCAACAATGCGGTCGAGAACACGCTGACGGTTGGCGGTGATGACTACGTCGTGATTCAGGATGTGAGCCGCACCGGATTTGCTGACTACTACGCCCTGCGCCTGGACCCCAACGTTTAATAGGAGCTTTATATGCCGCACTACAGTGCCACGGTAAATAGCTGGAGCGAGATCCGGTCCGAAATCATCAACGCCTGTGTGCTCAATGGCTGGACGCAGAATGGCAACGTGCTGACCAAGAGCGATTTGGCGGCGGAGCTGACGGTGGTTACCAGCGAGGACGCGGATGGACAATACAGTGAAGGGTTGCACATTCACGGCGGAACCGGCTATAGCGGCGGCCTGCTGGAGCCCTCGGGTATCCAGCCGCGTATGGGGCCGCCATCCACCAACGTTACGGCTCCGACGTGGCCGATGGATCTGGATATCCATCTGTTCACCGACCCTGATGAAGTTTTTGCCCTTGTAAAATTCTCGGTTGACTACCACTTTTGGCTGGCCTTCGGTCGTTCATCTATTTCGGTGCCTGGTACCGGCATGTGGATAGCCGCGAATGCGAACCGCTTGGCCACGTCGTCGAACAATGGCGGCGTTTACATCACGCCTTCAGGCGGAGCGTCCGGCACAGCCAACCAGTCCACAACCGGAATTTTCTGGAAACCCTACGGACTATACGACTACCGAACCGAACACACGGTGCACGTCGACCTGCCGGATGTACCCGGATGGCTGGCTCCCAACACCAGTTATTCGGGCAACGGCAATGGTGCGATTTCAGAAACCCATAACGTCCTGGTGCAGATCAGCCCCAACAGCTGGAACAGCGAGTCCGTCCTGATTCCCATCCAGCTCTTTGTCCGTCGCAACGAAGACAAGCGCAGCCTGGTAGTGGACCTGCAGAACGCTCGCACTCTGCGCGTAGATAACTACGACCCGGGCCAGATCATCACGCTGGGTGATGACCAATGGCGCATCTACCCGTTCTACCGCAAGAACGCCGATCAGCGCGACGGCACCACATCGTCCGGCGGTGATCACTCCGGCACCATGGGCTGGGCCATCCGCTACGACCCGGAGCCGTAACCGATGGCCGTGCTCGATGGGTTCTACGCTTCATCTCCCACTGGTGGCATCGATAACCCAAACCTGGGCGATGCCACCATGGGCTTCTCCCTGGACTGGTGGCCACCTTACGCCAGCCTGGTGGCCAACGCCGACATCACCGCCGTGGCATCCAACCTGCCGGTAAGCGCCAATCCGAGCGCCCGCACCGGCTTCGGTGTGAACAGCTACCGAGGCGACTTCTATAACCGCATCCACATCAACCCGCAGCGTATTGACCTGGGCAACGTCGTTTCCGAGCAGGTAACAGCGGTGCGGGTGTTCAATGCGTTTTTCGGGCCGCGTCAGCTGAATGAAATCACCGGCGTGGATGAGGGCATCAACATTCAGGGGCCGGACGTTCCGCCCTACAGCTACCCGGCGCTGACCGAGGACGAGTGGTTTATTGCCGTGCAGCCGGAAGGCCCCGCCACCGTGAGCGCCACCATCGGCTGGGTGTTTGATGTGCAGACCGTCGCGGTACCGGTGACCGGTACCCGGGTGATCGGCTGGCCCTTCGCCGTGGACTGGAGCGAGCCGGTGGTAGAAACCCTGGCCTGGGCCACCGATGTGTTGCGCAGCCCCACCGGTACCGAACAGCGCCGCGCCCTGCGCCTGGCGCCACGGCGTGGACTGAGTGCCGTGTACAAACTCCAGGGCCGTGAACGCCAGTTGCTGGAGCACACCCTGGTTGGCTGGGGCTCACGCAGCTTTGCGGTACCCATCGCCCCGGACGTGCAGTGGCTGGCCACCGAACTGGACGCCGGCGTCAGCCGCGTGCCTTGCGACACCGCCGGATACGACTTTGAGGTGGGCGGCCTGGTGATGCTGTACATCGATGCCTTCACCTGGGAAGTGGCGCAGATTGATGTGATCGACGCGACCGGCCTGGACACCGCCCGCCCGCTGCAAAACGCCTGGCGTCGCGGTACCAAGATTTACCCGGTGCGCAGCGCCCACCTGGTGCAACAACCCGAGCTGCTCCGCTACCACGATCAGGCCAGTGAATTTGAGGTGAGCTGGACGCTGCTGGATGTGTGCGATTGGCCCGCCGAAATGCCCGCCGCCGAGTACCAGGGCTATCCGGTCCTCGAGCAGCACCCGGAGGAGAGCACCAACCTGACCCACGGCTTTGCACGCCTGCTCCTGGAGCTGGACAACGGCAGCAACGCGCCGCGCCGAATGGACACCGCCGACCGGGGCTTTGATCTGCGCGAGCACCGCTGGCTGGTCGAGGGCGTGGAAGAGAAAGACCAACTGCGCCGCCTGTTATACGCCCTGCGCGGCCGTCAGGTACCGCTGTGGGTACCGACATTCGCCAGCGACCTGACCATCAATGCGATCGTCACCGAAAGCGCCACAACATTGAGCGTGGACAACGTGGGCTACGCCCGCTTTGTGAACGGCCGGCCGGAGCGATCGCACATCCGCATCCAGCTGCTCGACGGCACCGTCTGGTACCGGGAAATCACCGGCGCCGCCGAGCAGGACGATGACACCGAACAGGTTCAGATCGACAGCTCCCTGGGCCAGCAGATCGCGCCGAACCAGGTGCGGATGATTTCCTACCTGGTGTTGTGTCGGCTCGACGATGACGGCGTGGAGATTGAACACGAAACCAACACCATTGCCCGCTGCGGCCTGGTGTTTCGCGGGGTGAACGATGACGTTTGATGCACGGGAAACCAGCCTGGCCGATGGCCAGCCCATTCGCCTGTATCTGTTTGAGCGCGGGCAGGACCGCTGGGCCTACTGCACGGCCGATCGGGACATCGAGCACGCTGGTGTGCTGTACGTGAGCACGAGCATTACCGACAACGGCACCCGCCAGACCGGCGACATCGAGGCCGATGCGTTCGAGATCATCGGCCCGCACGACCTGGGCGTGGCGCAGTTGTACCGGGGCATGATCGTCAGCCGCGAAATCACCCTCACTGTGCGGGATGTGCACTACCAGGACGAAGAACCCCTGGTCAGTTGGGTGGGCCGGATCCACGGCGTGGAGTGGACGGCTGAGGACCGCTGCAAGATCACCTGCCAATCCATGCAGGCGGCCATGGCGCAACCGGGCCTGCGTTTGAGCTGGAGCCGCAACTGCCCCTATGCGCTGTATGGCCGGGGCTGCGGTGTGGACAAAACCCAGTTTGAGGTGCCGGGCACCATTGCCGGCCTGAACGGACTGAGCATTGAAGTGGCCGCGCTGAACGGCTTTGCGGATGACTACTTTACCGGCGGCTTTATTGAGTGGCCCGTGGGTGATGCCGAGGTGGAGCGGCGCACGATCGAAAGCCATACCGGCACCACGGCCGTGATGTTTGGCGGCACGGCCGGGCTGGTTCAGGGGCAGGCCGTGACCGCTTACCCGGGCTGCCCGCGCACCATTGAGGTGTGCGATAGCCGCTTTAACAACGCCGCGAACTATGGCGGTGTGCCGCACCTGCCGGGCCGCAGCCCGTTCGACGGCAACCCCATCTTTTAGGAGGCAACCATGGTCTGGAATTTTGTACTGCAACTGGTGGTGGCCTACGCAATCAGCTACGTCACCACGCCCAAACCGGAGAAGCCAAAACCGGCCTCGCTCAGTGATTTTGATTTCCCGGTACCGGATGAAGGCACCCCCCAGTGTGTGATTTTTGGCGATGTGTGGGTGACCGACTGGATGGTGCTGGGCCTGGGCAACTTCCGCACCCGGCCCATCAAGAGCGGGGGCAAGAAGTGATGGCGGATGTGATGGTGCGCCTGGAGCACTTGCGCTCGGTACCGGGCTTGTCCGGCAAGCCGGGTTATTGCAGCGGTGGGGCCCGGCGCTGGTTTAACGCTCGCGGCATCAGCTGGCGCACCTTTGTGCGCGAGGGTATCCCGGCCAGCCAACTGCGCGCCACCGGCGATGGCCTGGCGCTGCGCCTGGTGGAGCACGCCGAAATGATGGAGGCCAAACGTGGGCGGTAGCAGCAAGCAGACCATTGGTTACGACTATTTGATGGGCATTCACATGGGTGTGTGCCGTGGGCCCGTGGATGCGCTGGTGGAAATCAAAGTGGCCGATCGCACTGCCTGGACGGGCAACGTGACGGGCAACCAGACGGTGCAGATCAACGCCCGCGAGCTGTTCGGTGGCGACAGTGCCGAAGGCGGTGTGGAAGGCCCACTGGAAGTGATGATGGGCGAGCCGACCCAACCGGTGAGCACTAGGTTGGCGTCCATGTTGGACGGCCTGGTGCCGGCATTCCGTGGCCGGTTGACCCTGTTCTTTGATGGCCTGGTGTCTTCCCTCAACCCCTACCCGAAGCCGTGGAGCCTGCGGGTGCGTCGCACCACCGCCGGGTGGGACAGCGACAACCCCTGGTACCCGCTCGCGGCAAAGATCGAGCTGGCCGGTGGCGACATCCACGCCATGAACCCGATCCACATCATCTACCAAGCGCTGACGGATCCGGACTGGGGCCTGGGCAACCCGCGCCAGATGGTCGGCACCTCGTTTGAGGCGGCGGCGGACCAGCTGGTGGCCGAGAGCTTTGGCCTCTGCCTGCGCTGGAACCGCAGCAGCTCGGTGGAGGACTTCACCCAGGAGATGGTGGAGCACGTGGGCGGCAGTGTGTACCTGGACCACTTTACCGGCCGCTGGGAGATCGCCCTGATCCGGGACGATTACGACCCACAGACCCTGCCACTGTTTGATTACGACAGCGGTCTGGTGTCCATCGATGAGGACGGCACCAGCGCGCCCGCCGAGGCGGTGAACGAAGTGATCGTCACCTATCGGGATCCCATCACGAATGAAGATCGCCAGGTGCGCGTGCAAAACCTCGCAGGTATCCAGAGCGCCGGCGCCGTGCGCAGCCAGACGCTCAGCTACACCGGCATCCCCACGGCCGAGCTGGCCTACCGGGTGGCGCAGCGTGAGCTGCGGGCCCGCAGCACCGGGGTGAAGCGGTTCAAGTTGCGGATGGACCGGCGCGGCTATCAGCTGCAGCCCGGCGCCGTGTTCCGCATCTCGGTACCGAGCCGCGGAATCGAGAACATGATTCTGCGGGTGGGCCAAGTGCGCAACTCCGAGCTGCGCCAGGGCCCCATCGAAATCGACGCCGCCCAGGATGTGTTCGGCCTGCCCGCGACCAGCTACGTGACCGCGCAACCGCCCGGCTATGTGCCGCCGCAAATTACTCCGGAGCCGATCGACACCCTGCGCGTCGTGGAGCTGAACTACCGGGATTCCCTGGGCGTGGTGCGAGATATCGCCGAGAACGACACCGGCGCCTGGGTGGCCGCGCTTGCCCTTAAAGCCAATCCCCTGGGCAAAAACTTCTTGCTCCAGACGCAACCATCGGGCGCCACCGAATGGACAACCGGCACCGATGGCGACTATTGCCCGACCGCCGAGCTGGTGGACGAGATGCCGATCGGTGAGGTGGCCGTGGCGGTAAACCTGACCGGCGCGGCGGATCTCGACCTGGTGGAAGTCGGCACGGCCGCACTGATTGACGATGAGATTTTTCGGGTGGATGCGATCGATGCCGAGGCGCTGACGGCCACGCTGGCCCGTGGTTGTATCGATACGGTACCGGCCGCCCACGCCGCTGGCGCCCGGGTGTGGTTCTACGGCGGCGGCTT